CGTTCAAATACTGTGACTTTATTATATTTCTTACAAAACTCTTTTACATTTTCATTTAACGGAGGTAAGTTTCTACAATGTTTGTACCATGGTTCTTTAGACCAAAATACAAATATTTTATCTACATGATTTTCAATACTTTCAATAGATTGACCTAAGAAATCTAGACCATAGTGTATTCTATATAAGGCATACCTCATAAAGGATATTTTGATTTATGTATATACGTTTCTTGTATGTATCTATCCATTTCACCTTCGTTTATAACATAGGCCCCAATCGCTTGAAGACCGTTATCAATACAATACCATACTCTTTGATTGCCTCTTAAAACTCTCATATCACCTGCAACTATAATAGGATGTGTCATACCATTTTTCTTTATGGATTCACAAAGTTTATTATATTGCTCTACCTGTTCAGGTAAAGGATCTTCTTTTAATTTATGTGAAGTTGCTGCCCACTCTTTTTTAAGTTTGTTGACATCAATATAATGAAAATTTTTTCTAAGTTCTGAATTAATGTTTTTTGGTTTTAATTTTGTTACTTTACCTATGTCTATTAATTTTCTTAATTTATCTCTATCGTCTTGTCTTATATTTCTAGTTTTGTTAAATATGATTTTATCTCTTGCATAGAGATTACCTTTTTCTTGTGTTCTATTTCTAGCATAAGTATCATCCATTTGAGATTTACCTGTACTAAAATGTAAATGTTCAACAACAACTGATGGTATAAAATGACATCTATCTAGTAGTTTACCTACTTCAAATATCCAAGTATCATTATAACCAAAATTAAAACAACCCGGTGTAAATCTACCTAGACACTCATACCATTCTCTACTAACAATTGGAAAAGCACAATGTTTTTCACCGTTAATTTTATCTTCAAACCATGCAACATAAACATTGTCTTCATTAAACTTTTTTAATTCTTGTTCTAAAATATAATCCCAACCATCTGTTGCATATACTAAATCATCATTACCCATAATTAAAACATCACCTTTACATTGTTCTGCCATATCATTCCATGATATAGAAACACTTTTAGGTTCACCTTTAATAAATTGTATTCTATAAAAATCTGAATACTCTGTTTGACAATGTTTATCTAAAGACAAATAACTATTTAATGCTGGGTCATCATTATCAACATAAAATAACAACTCAACATTATTTCTGTTGGCACATGTATTGTATATTGATTTGATAAACCTTTCACAATTGTTAGGTCTATTTCTTGTTGGTGTTAATATTGATATTTTCATTTCATTAAGTTCTTTCTTATGTGATCTCTACCCACAGGTCCTGTCCAATGTATAACCTTTTTCGTAGGACTGTCTTTACCTTGATTTAGTGATATTCTTAACCATTGATACTCTTGTGGCAATTCTTGTATTTCTTCATGGGTATTGTTTCCAATCAAATCTTGTAATGCTTCTTGATCACCTCGAATACCATCATTTGCATTTAGTCTAACATTCCAATCATATAATAGTTTAGGTCTATCATTAACAACTATTACACCTGTTGCCCACCAATTACCTCTTACCCAATCTCTAGTTAGACCTATCATACCAGGTGGTACTAAGTTAAACATATCTTCTATGTTAGATAGTATTTCACAATCAACATCTAACCATGCAACTCTTTTTTCAGGTGCTTCTATAACTGCGTGTAATTTGTAAAACCAACCTGATGATGTATTTTTTGATAATGGTATTGATAACCATACATCAGGATATTCTTTTTGTATTCTTTCTCTCATGACACTTGACATGCCTAGATCCCAAACACCTATATTTTCATTTGAATTATGTTTGATTGCATTATTTAACCACCACGGCAATAAGTCTTCGTGATTTGTGTCAACGCCTGTTAGTATCATCTTCTTTCCTATTTAATAATATAAATGCCTCTAGGTCTACAACTGCAAGAGGTTTATGGTGATTTCTTTTAATTACTGCAAGAGGTTCATAACCCTTACAGTTTTCTTCAGCCTGTTTATATGCTTTCCATATGTTTAATGCTTCTTGATTTTTACACTCGATTGAGTATGGAAATAAATTTCGTGCTGCCTTGGCCATGATTAAGTCTTCACCACCTGCACCCATTGATCTACTTTCTATGTCTTCAGGATCAACACCTAAATGTTCAATTAGTAATTCTCTTACTTTCTTTTGTAAGTTTCTACCCTTCGCTTTCGCTGAACTCGTCTTCATCTAATTCTCCATCATTATGTAATGCTTCACCGCAACATGGACAAAACTTTACAGGCAACTCGTTATATACTTTTATCTTTACCTCTGCCTCGCAATTATCACATATTATCATAAAGCGAAACCTTTGAAACTGTCTTTTTCGACATCTTGTTTTATACCTCCTACAACATAGGATTCAATCTCTGTTTCCTGTGGTGCATTTTGCAATCCTCTACTATTTAACCAATGTTCAGTCCATGGTAAAGGATTTTGATTTACTGGTTGGTCGTACAATGGTTTTAATCCTATTGCTCTCATTCTTTTGTTTGCAATAAATTCAACATAATTATGTAATAGTTTATCGTTAAGACCAATCATTGAACCATCTTTAAATAGATAATTTGCCCAACGTTTTTCTTGATCAACGGCATCTTTATACATTTGTATTACGTTTTCTTCTTCTTCTTTAATTACTTCTAACATTTCTTTATCGTTCTCTTTGTTTTTATAATTTTTAATTATATGTTGAGAAACTGCTAAATGTTGACTTTCGTCTCTTGCAATCAAAGAAATTATTTTTGCACTACCTTCCATAAGTTTTAATTCACCAAACGCAAACGAACAAGCGAATGATACATAAAAACGAACACCTTCTAATATGTTCACATTTATTAAAGCACGCCACAGTTTTCTTTTTAATTCTTTTGTAGTAAGACCTTGTACTGTACCATCAAGTAACCATCTTTGACCGTCATTGATTAGTTCATCATAAGTCTTTGTGACACTTTCTGCTCTTTCTGTTATATACTTATCTGTTAATATTTTATCAAAAACATCAGACGGATTAGAATATACATTTTTAATTATATATGTATATGATCTAGAATGAATACTTTCCATAAAATCCCATATTAATATACAACTTTCTAGTTCTGGCAATGAGCAAAATGGCAAAAATGCTAAACATGGGCCACGACCTTGTACACTATCTAATAATGTTTGATATCTAAGATTACTTGTAAAGATATGTTTTTGTTCTGGTCTTAATTCTTGCCAGTCATTTCTATCTTTTTGTAATGAGACTTCTTCAGGTCTCCAAAACAAACCTAGTTGATGTTGAGTTAATTTATCAAAGATAGGATACTTAAACATATCAAACCTTTGTACTGCATTATCTTCACCAAAAAACATTGGTTGTTTTGTAAAATCTACTTTTGCATTTTTATTGTAAACACTCTTTGCCATTTTATTTTATATCTCCTTATAATATTCTTTCTGTCTGTGGTATAAATCTTTTAGACTTTCTACCTTACTGTCTTTGTCTAGTAAACTTCTAAACAATTCTTTATTCGTACTCCATTCTCTACCAGTCCACCATTCAAAACCATTATAGTGTGATTTATACTCACACACATTTTCATATGCATATGAGGAATAATAAAACATAAATCTCATATCTCTATACAAAGTACACTCAAAGTTTTGTGCAACTGTACCTAAACTTAATTCAGGATTTTCATAGTCCCAAGCAAATTCACCTGCAACTACTGACTTTTTAAATCTAGTTAATTGTGTGTATGCAATTATTTTATCATTATGCCAGTAAACAAAATAATCTTTATTACCATACGGTTTATCAACTAACTGACTACTGTGATCATCATAACCTTTATGTTTACAATACTTTTTAAATATTATATCACATTGGTCTTGCCAAGGATTGTTATCAGGATAATATCTACCTATAACTTCATTCTTCAAGTATTGTCTATGTTTCTTTTTCACATGAAACTTATCTAAATCAATTCTTGTAGTCCTTGATTGTATCCACAATTGTTTGTCTGTCTGATAAAAAAAGGCGTCCATAGGTGTCCAACCTAAATCTAACGCCTGATCTTCTTCTTCTTTATCAACTTCGGCTAATGCAAGTCCGTATATTATATCATACTTTGTTGTATTGCCATAAACGTGGTCATAAAATACTTTCACTATTCCTCATCATGTTTATGTTTTTGATGTATAGGACCTATTGGTGTTTGGTCTTCATCTACATTAAACTGGTCAGGTTTTTCTCTTTCCCATTGTGTAAAATAACTATCGTCTGTAATACTATCTTCTCTAGTATTTTCAACAGTATAAAAATTTTGATCAATAAGATAACCTGGATTACCTGTTAGTCTTTCTTCCATAAATGCGTCATCATACCATATTGTTCTATTATTAGGATATGCGAAAAAGTTTCCGTCATCCATTCTAAACATATGGGCACACTTATGCTCTGGGTCTTCACTAAAGTTTGTATCTAACATTGCGGCTTTGTCTTCCCAACCAAAGTCAATTGTAAACATGTAAGTACCTTTTCGTTTCTCACCATGCCAGTCAACTAACTCTGCTCTACAATTCGCTAGTCTGTTTCTTCTTTGCACACTTACATATGAACTGAAACAATCCCAATACATATGAATATTCATAGGGTATTGAGGTGCGTCTTTCTTCCACACAAAAGCGTTTAGTGGTCTTCTTGTCCAGTTTACACCGTTAGGTAATAAACATTCAAATAATATTGCTCTACGTTCCATACAGTTTACAGTATGTACATCAGCAAAAGTAAATTCACCGTGACCTTTAGTGTGATTGTATAGGTATTCGTTTCTTATATAAGCACTAAAGGGTGGTATGTTATGGTTTAAATATGGCATATTCTCTCCTATATAGCACAACTTTCACAATACTCATCATATTCTTCGTCTGTGTTAAATTCTTTTCTTGTTTTTAATTCGTTTTCAGGACCGCCTATACTGTGTTGCGGTTCATCACCATCATTTTTACCGTCATATGTATTTTGATAGTATGATGTTTTCCAACCTAATTTATATGTCATTAATAAATCTTGTGCCATTGTAGATAGTGGCACTTCATTACCATCATAGTTCTCGGGATTGTAAGACCAGTTACCTGATATCGCTTGATCAAAATATTTCTGCATTACTGCAACGATATTTATATAACCTTCATTACTAGGCATATCCCATAACAATGTATAATAATTTTTGATGTTAGGATAACCTGGTACGATTTGTTTTAACGGTCCTTTTTTTGATTTTTTAACGGACAAGTAATCACGTGGCGGTTCAATACCATTTGTTTCATTACACACAACGGATGAACTTTCGCTCGGCATTTGCGCTGAAAGCGTGGAGTGCCGTAACCCATGTTGTTTAATTTCCTTGCGAAGATTAGACCAATCATAACTTAACTTTCTTTTTACTATACTATCAACATCTTTCTTATAAGTGTCGATAGGTAATATTCCGTCAGAATATTTAGTACGGTTAAATAGTGAGCATGGACCTTTCTCTTTTGCTAATTCATTACTTGCTTTGAGTAGATAGTATTGAAACGCTTCAGTAGTTTCATCTATAAGTCTATATGCGTCAGGTGTATCATATTTTAATTTATTCTTTGCAAGATAGTGTGCTAGACCAATATAACCAATGCCTAAACTTCTTCTTGCCTTTGTTGACATTTCTGCAGCCTTGACAGGATAGTTTTGTAAGTCAATCAATTCTTCTAGACCTCTAACAGATAAATCACATAAGTTTTCTAATTCGTCTTTGTTCTTTATTTGACCTAAATTAATTGCACTTAAAATACACAATGCAATTTCACCTTCACCATCAATATGTTCTAATGGGTCAGTAGGTAATGTAATCTCTTGGCAAAGATTAGACATTCTTATTGTATCTTTAAAACTAGAATGAGTGTTACTATGATCTATATTCATAATATAGATACGACCTGTTTCAGCACGTTCTTTTAATATAGATAAAAATAATTCTTGAGCAGGTATCTTTTTCTTTTTGACACTTGTTGCTCTTTCAAACTTTTCATACATTTGATCAAACTCTGGTGTGCCAAATGCGTCATATAAACCAGGCACATCATGAGGTGAAAACAATGTAATGTCTTCGTTATTAATAAATCGTTTGTAAAATAATTCTGATAACTGTACTGAGTAATCTAATTTTCTTACTCTATTGTCCTCAGTACCTTTATTGTTCTTTAAAACAATAATGTCTTCTATTTCTTGGTGCCAAATAGGAAAGTGTACAGTTGCTGACCCACCTCGTACACCGTTTTGTGTACAGCACTTAACTGTTGCTTCAAACTTTTTGAGGAAAGGTATGACACCAGTATGTTGAACTTCTCCACCACGAATACGAGAGTTGATTCCACGTATTCTTCCAGCATTGATACCAATCCCTGCCCTTTGGGCGACATAACGTCCAATAGCCATATCACTAGTAAAGATACTAGGAAGAGTGTCATCACTATCAACGAGGACACAACTAGAAAACTGACGCAAAGGAGTACGAACACCAGCCATAACAGGCGTAGGAATATTAATAAGATGTTGTGAGATAGCATTATAATATTTTTTAACATAACTTAATCTTTTATCTTTGTCGTAATTTCTAAACAATGTTGCCGCAATCATCAAATACATAAACTGTGGTGTTTCAAATATTTGACCTGACGATCTGTCTTGTACGAGGTATTTATCAATCACTTGTCGTAAACCAGCATAAGAAAAAATATAATCTCTTTCGTGTTTAATCATATCTTGCATGGCATTTATTTCTTCTTCATCATACCATTGTAAGAACTCTTTATCATAAACACCTAACTCAATACAATTATTAATATGTTCTTTCAACTGTGGATGCTCCCATAATCTATGAAACAATGATTTACGGAGAGAGAATAAAAGCAAACGAGCCGCCACATATTGATAGTTAGGATTTTCTAATGATATCAAATCACTTGCACTTTTGATTAATATTTGTTGTATTTCGTCAGAGGTAACACCATCAAAGAATTGTAAACCACTATTCATTTCAACTTGACTTTCAGATACTCCTGATAAGTCTTGACAAGCATACCTAACCATGCTGTGTATCTTGTCTAAATTAAGAGGTTCTGTCCCCCTACCGTTTCTTTTTAATACGTTAATACTGTCTGGTGACATTAAACCTCCTTAAAATTGTTTAATTGTTGATGTGCTGATAATTGTGAAAATGTATTATTATCTATAATAGTTTGTATCTCTACTGGCGTCATACCAGCAATGATCATGTCATTAATATCTTTATATTTCAATGACTTTGGCCATATACAAACATTATAATTTTTTTCTATTAATTTTTTTATCTTGTTGATAATTATTGTACTTCTAGGTTCATTATCAAAAACATATACTGATCTTTTCTTTAATGAACTTATTTCTAAGTCTGAACCTGCAACTGCAATAGCATTAGGTAAAAATAAACTATCAAGAGGACCTTCTGTAATATAAATCTTTTTACTAGTGTCTAGTCTTTCTAGGCCATATATTCTTCTTTTGTTCTCATCTAACTTAATAGTTATATATCTAGGTTCTTCATCACCAAAAGCACGACCTTGAAACGCAAACACTTTATTGTGTACATCATAGAAAGGTATTATCACTCTAGGATGATCTTCTTTGATATTAGTAAATTTATTAGGTATGAGTTTATTTACCCATTGATAGAAATTCCAGACAACATATAACTTGTCAGTATGTTCTTCTAGTTTACGTTGTTTGATAAACATATCAAACGCTGGGTGATCAGGTATTTTTTTGAAACAAGTTGCTTCTTTTAAAACTTTATCATCAAACTTTACAGGTTCAAATTTAAAGTCAGGTTCTGTTGAGTTACGTTTACCACTCTTATACTTTTCTAGTACATAAGATTTGTATAGTTGTGGGTCAACATACTCAACCAGTTTACCTAGAGTTGTGCCTTTGCCACAATTGTGACATTTATAAAACAAGTCGTTCTTAGAACGATAAACATATGCTCTTGCTTTTGATTTGTTCTTTTGAGAATCCCCACAATAGACACATCTAAAGTTGTAGAGATTTTGAGACTTCTTCTTAAACCTATCTAGTTTAGAAGAAATATTATACAGGTATTGAATATCGATTTGTGACATAATAAGATACTTATTATATCAAATTTAGACATAAAAGTCAAGCCTTAATTAAATATAAAATCTCTTTTTTTGTAAGAGTTTTTGTCGTCTTTCTAGTTCCACCATATCTGGCGAACTTGCCAACCAGTCATTAATGCGTTCCTCTTGTGATTTCCACATCTCCCAACCAACGATCCATTTGATTAATCTTTTCATTTTAATTTCTTTTTACTAACGTTATAGAGGTGCTCGTTAAGCGCCCCTTGCCAGTCCCTACCATATTCTGTCCTAAAATAACGGACAAGATTTGCATCCACATTACCAAAATTATCGCCATGAGCGAAAGTTGGAAAGCGAAGTGAGTTAAAGAAGTTTTGTATTTGTTGTACCATTTTTTTCCTTTCATATTTAGCATACATAATATATAACATATTTTTGTGCTAAAATCTAGTGTTATTTAGAGAAAGAAGGTATTCAAAAAACGCATAGACTATTTCTAGTGACTATGCGTTTTGAAGATACTAATTATTGTGGTACAGTCCCATCAATTCCTTTTACATACCAATTCATTCCAAGTAACATACCGTCTGGTGCAACTTCACCTTCTGGTACCATTAGTTCTCCTGCTTGATTGTAAATAGGTCCTTCGAAAGAATGTACGTCACCTTTAGTCAAAGCATTTTGTAAAGCGATTGCTTCAAACTTTGTGTCTGGGTGCATATTGCGATATGGTGCCATTTCGACCATACCACTATCTAATCCTTTCCAAGTGTCAGTAGATTCCCATGTTCCGTCTGCAAGTGCTTTTGCTCTTGCAACATAGTAGGGTCCCCACTCATCAATGATTGCTGTTAAGTGTGCGTCAGGACAAAAGTCATATTGATTTGACGCTTGACCAAATGCCTTAACACCATTCTTTTGTGCGACTTGACAAGGAGCATATGTATCTGTATGTTGTACGATAATGTCTGCACCTTGATTGATTAAAGTTTGTGCGGCGTCTGCTTCTTTACCTGGGTCGTACCAAGTATATGCCCATATTATTTTTACTTTAATGTCTGGGTTTACTTTAGAAGCGGCTAAGTAGAAAGCATTGATACCTCTCACAACTTCAGGTATAGGAAAAGACGCAATGTATCCTATGACACCAGTCTTACTTTCTTTACCTGCAATATGTCCTGCAATTGTTCTACCTTCATAAAATCTAGATGAATATGTTGCCACATTATCTGTTCTCATATATCCAGTAGCATGTTCAAATTTTACATCAGGAAATTCTTTTGCAACTTCTAATGTTTGATCCATGTAATTGAAAGATGTTGTGAATATTAAGTCGTGGCCAGAAGCAGCAAGTTTTCTTATTGCTCTAACAGCATCAGCATTTTCTGGTACGTTCTCAATGTAAGTAGTCTTAAACCCTAAGTCAATCTCAATGTCTTGACGACCTTGATCGTGCATATATGTCCAACCATGATCTCCTGGTGGTCCTATGTAAATGAATCCTATTTTGGGGTCTTTTGCGAATGTAGTAGAAGATAATAAAATCACGCCTAGAACTACACCTAGGAATGAAGTCAGTCTATTAAACATAAATTCTCCATTTCTCTTGCCTCACCTGCAAGTGTTTATAGATTAACACTATTATATATACATGTGATTATGTCTGAAAAAACCAACAATGTGTATCATTGGTCTACTGCTCTTGATGGTGTTTATGTAAAAAAAACGAACAGAGGTTTAGAATTAACTAAAGAACCCGTTGTTCATACTACCTTGAAGAATGAAACCCAAGAGGATAGCACCGCCAATAATCAGCCATCGCCATCTCTCAAGGACCCCAACCCTACTATCTAATCTGTTAGTAACTTGATCTATTGCCTCTCGTAAGTCTCTCGATTGTGTACTAATTCTAGAATGTAAATCTTTTAAATCTGTTTCCCACTCTCGTCTTCTATCTTCTAGTATAGAAAACAAGTCGTCTTGTGAAGTATCAACTCGTCTAAGTTTTTCCTCATGTACTGCAAGCATAGATTTTATGCCAGCGGAAATATCTGTTAGTCTAGTGATTGCGTCATCTAGTCTTTGATGTACTTGACCAGAGGTATCTTTATCTGCTTTTAAAACAGCGATATCTTTAATCAGTTCCTTGATTTGATTCCCGTTCTCCACTTTCGTAATACTCCTTATAACTTAATATGATTTGATTTTGTTCGTATAGTTTATTACGAATGTCAGCATAGTTTGTTGATAGTTTTTTATACCCTTCGTCTGTTACTGCAAACAAAGCATAATCACCACCTTCTGCTTTCACTTTTTCCATAACTTCATCAACGTTGTCTTTTGTTACAACAATCCACTCTACATCTAATAACTCTAGAGGTACAGGCATTGGTAGATCAAGAGGTTCTCTTTTCTTCTCAATCTTATAACTTTGTAATTCTTTAACTGCTACGGCAGCACATCCATTAAGGAACAGGCCAAAAACTAGGACACTCACGATTAGGCGTACCATTCAATTCCTCCTCTGTCAAGGGCGACCCACTAGCAATTTCTACACATCTGCTAGCACTACTACTCGCACCATTAATAATTCGTTCTACAAGACCAGGTTTGTTTTCTGCAAGATTACCAATATCATGCTTACCTAATCTCTTTGATAAATCTGCTTTATCTTTTTCTAACTTTGCTTTTTCTATTTCTAATTTATCTAATGTATTTCTTATCTTTTTAAAATCTTCGGCTTGGGATTCTATTACTGCTTTCTGATCTTCAACAGCACTTTCTAATTTGATTTGATTAGATTTTAAAGTGGCATTATCTTTTTGTAGTTTTTGTACATACAGATATCCACCACCGGCACCTGCCATCATTACTAATACCAAACCTATTTTCAAACTACTGAACATTACTGTTTATCAAATTTTTCTAAATCTGCCAATCTACTTTCTATGTCGTCAATCTTTTTAGTTATTCTAGGATATTTCTTACGCCATGCGTCTGGGTCATTTTGTAACCAAGTCCAACCCCAACGATTAACAAGATATTCTAATGTACGGTCAAACTTTGCAACACCCCATGTTGCCATTCTTGTATCTTTAAACCAAAATAAAAAGGCAGCACTCAGTAAAGAACCTGCAATAGCGGTGTAAATCCATAATCTATCACCTGCCATTTGAGATATCATATCCCACATTACTTGTCCATTTCTCTTTTGCAATAGTTGTAATAGTTTGGCATACTGTGATCACTAAAACCATCTATTCTGCCTTTGAGTAATCCTCTGAATGTACCTTTCCACCATTGTTTAAAAAGATACCAACGATTGAACTCTTTTACTACATCACCATCTATGTCAAAGTAAATAAAATTACCACCTTCACCAGATACATGTTTGTACCCAATCATTTCAAATGGTACTTTTGTTACTATGTCATTATTGTTTCTAAATCTATATCTATGATTTGTTTTAAAAGATTGTATAAACTTTTTACCACCAACTCTTGGCGAACCAAAAGTATATAAGTGAGTAGTTTCTGTATTCCATCTTGAAGCAGCAAGTGTTGCTAATGCACCACCTAAACTATGACCTGTAAAGAATACATGTTCTTTTTTCTGATTAACAATCCATTGATTAACTTCATCCCATACTTCATTTAGAGCATCTTGAAAACCTCTATGTACAAAACCTGTAGGGCATTTTACTTTTCTTATTTTTAAATCTGCTTTGATATCTGACCATTGTGTTGGTTCAGTACCACGAAATACTATTACACAATTTCTTCCGTCATTGTAACCAAATACTTGTGTTCCGTTTTTATCCCAAAATTTACACTCTGGGTCAAATTCGTTATGAAATGATTGTGTTGTATTGTAAGCATATAAACTTGCTTTAGCTAAGATAGTTGCATTACTCCAACTAAATTGTTCGTTATTTAGACCTAACATTTTTCTTCCTTGCTGATATATTCATCATTGGTTTATACGTTCCCAACCCAGGTCCTTTTGCTGTTGCATTGATACCATATGCTCTTGTTGGGTACGGTGATTTCATATTACCAATACTTGCGATAGGTTTATGTTGATCTACTGGAATAAATGAACCTATTGCGTTCTTTAGTGTTTTGAAACCTTGCACATTACCGTTCATCATCTTTCTCATTTTAAGTTGTTGTCCTTCTTTCAGTTTGTTGTAAAACTGTACAACTGCTTCTGCTGTTGCAACATCAACTTTCATTTTACCACCTTTATCAAAGGTAATTTTCTGTGTCTTCTTTTCTTTTATGATATCTTCTAAAACTTTGATATTACTATCGTGGTCTTCAAAAGGACTATCATATAAAAACTCGTTTGCTTGTTCTTCTACTGTCTTATGTGTACCTATGTTGTCGATACTATCTTTTATTTGACTTATAATAGAACCATATTTCTTGTCATCTTTAATACCATGTTTTTTCTTTGCCATGTTCATTGCTGTTGCATACATGACACTCTTAGCATCTTTGCCATATCTTTTTACAAAGTCTGCTTTCTGTGGTTTTAAATCTTTAACAAATTTTTCTGCGTCTTTTTCTACACTAGGTGGTACTTTATCTTCTTTAATACCTCTACTAATTTTATGCCATTGACCACCACCCATACGATTGTGTCTTATCGCTCTGACTTCGCCAGATTGTGAGTTTTGTAAAACTAATATGCCTTGTGGATTTTTTATTGCCCATTGATATATTGCACGGTGACCTTCATCTTCCATATTAAGATATCTTGACCACTTCTCAAACTTCTTTTTACCTCGTCTGAACATATCAAACAAAGCAGGACTTACGTTAAACTGTTTTGTTTTTCTTTTAATTTTTTTAACTTGTTTTGCTGTAGGGGGCATAGAAACTGCACCATCACCTGCTACATTAGCAATATCTTCTTTCTTTAACGTTTCTTTCAACGCCAACAACTGATTACTAAAATCTGCAAATGTTCTCATTATGCTTCGTCTATATCCTCTATTGTTACTAACAACTCGTCTTTTGTTTTATCATGTATTACCTTATATACATCTTGTCCCATTACACTATCTGTAGGAACTGTATCTGAATATACGGTTACCTTGTCACCTTTTTTACCAACAACTTTATCATCTTCATCAACACCTACATCTTGTACTAATATGTAAGTACCTTTTAATAGTTTATCAGCAAAAGTAATTTCTTCTCTAATAACACCATCATCTTCTTCAAGTAAGTCATTGTCTTTTAAGTATTTATAAAACTCTTTTTCAATCAATTTACCGTCACTATCATGATATTCATTTACATGTTCTTTAATTAAGAATAGAGCGGCAGCATAACTCGCCAATCTGGACTTACCGCCAGGTAGTTTTTCAAGTAATCTCTTTATATTGAAAACTAACCTGTGTAAAATAGTATATGCTTTCCGTTCTTCTATTCGCTCAAGTGTCTTGTATTTTCTTAAAACTTTACCACTCTTATCAATAATACCAAACTTAAATGCTTCAGTCTTATCAAAAGGCGTAACTAATAGTTTCAAGAAACGAAATGTTATGAAAGCGTCTATTGCTGGACTTGCCATCTATATTCCTTTTAACTTACTCATCAGTTTTTTATCTATCGTTATGTAATCTAATTCTGTTTCTATCATATAATTTAAGAACACTAAAAATGTTTTTAAGAGAGACCAATGTTCTTGATTGATTTTGTAAAACAACAATAGTTTTACAGCGTCAGGTTTAAAAACATTTTGCAATACTATAATATGGTTCATGATTAAACGTTCTTTTAAAATACCTGTCTTACTATATTTCTTAAATAATCTTTTCAGATATTTAAAACGTTTCATATCATCATAAAACTCTTTTTCACCTACCGCTTGTGGGTTATCATACTCTTTTATTGCAAACATAAGGACATTGTCCTTATTCAGTCTTTCAAATAACATTTTAGCCTACGCTAATTCTGCGTAAACCTTACATGCTCCGTTATCTAATGTTTCGTATTTCAACTTTAATTGTCTCTTTACGCCGTCATCATTATAAACTTCACCTGCAGGTTCTTCGCCTGTTTTACCATATGTACCACCAAATTGTGATAAAGGAATCGAAACTGATCCACTTTTATCTGCCATCTCTGGTAGTTCCCCAACCATCTCAACACCTAAACCGTGTAACTTACTTCGTAAGTGATTTACAGCGGCAGAAGGATTAATATGTTCCATATCAGCAATAGAACCAACAAAACGATTTATTCTTGCAACTATTTCGTCACTTCTTAAATCATTCAAGTTTAAATCACTATCGCTAGGAGCATTGACTGGAGTAGGTTTATTTCTAATCTCACTTATGTTTTGAAATTCTTTAAATGATCTCATCTAACATCTCCTTTGATTCCCTCAGGTCATCCCCCATGATTTCCTGAATTACTTTTTTCTTTTTCTTTTTTTTAGTTCGTTCTTCTTTATTAGTTTTTGATTGTTCTAAACTTGCCTTTAATTCAGCTTGTTCACTATCAATCGTCTTCTCAATATATTGTACGCCACCAGCGCCATATCTAATTCTTTCATTACTCATCTACAACCTCCACAGGTTTGTCACCTTCGTTTTCATTACTACTTACTAGTAATTGTTCACAAAGTTGTATCGCACCAGCAATAGCATTTAAATCTGCGTTTGCTTGTTTGATTGTTTCTGATGATTTAGTAATTCGTTCTTGAACAACTAATTTATTGCTGTTCAATTCTTCAAGTTTCGATTCAATTGTTTTTATATCTATCATATTATCTCCATAGTAATTGGGTGCCCGAAGGCACCCTTATACATTATGCTATTGTGCAACCTTGGTTTGCAATACAGAACCAACTACTGTTAGTGTACAGTAATAATACTGAATCCCCAACATCTTGGAAAGCGATAGTAGTACCGCCAGTAAATGAAGCAGGTGTTAGTGTTCCTACACCACCGTCTGTTTTCATTACTATGAATTTTAACTGTCCTTCAACACCAGCTGCTATTGTTAATGCATTAGTGCCAGTAGTTACAACCTCTGTGATTGCTGATACAACATCAACTGCACCTGCACCAGATAAAGATTGTGTTAAACCTAAAATTGGTGTTGCATTGATTTGAACTTGATCAGCAGAAGCGTCAACTAATAAAGCAGTAGAGTAAGAGTTAGTCTCTGCTCTAAAGTCTGTTTGACCACTTGCTTCGTTGATTACAACTTCTCTGTTTGCGCCGTCAACTCTAAGTGCTTCTTCATCATCATTTGATACGATAAAGTCTGAGTCTGTAGCATTACTATTAATAGTAACGTTTGAACTTGCACCTGGGTTGATTGATACTGCTGTTGGAATATTTGCAAAAGCAGAAGCGATTGATATTTTTTTGTTAATTGGTGTTCCTGATGGATCATCAATAACGTGTAGTAAGTCAGCACTTGCTAAGTTACCTGAACCTAGATCAGTTAGTGCCGTGATTTTTTTGTCAGCCATTTTTATCTCCTATAAACCCTCTCGGGAATGCTACTGTGAGTACGCATATGCTTAACTCACATCATTGTTGTTGTGAGGGCGAATAATCGCCCTCGATTAATTTATTTATGCCTCTACAGTAATACTTCCTGCAGCTGTACCAATACCTGCAACACTTGTTATAGTTGCGTTAGTACCTTGTACATCTTTAATTGTGCCTGAGTTTAGTGCTAATGGATTTGCACCAAAAACTAATACGTCATTAGCATTTGTAGCAGCGTTTGCCGCACCAATTGCTAGTGAGAATACTAATTCGTTAGTACCAGTTCCTGAAGCATATGCTAATGCATGTGGTCCTCTTCCTGATCCTGAACCTTGGTTACCATTTGTCATTGCTAGAGTAGGTGTACCACCTGTTGTAACAACGTTTACTGGTTCATTAAATCTTACTCTTGCACTTAATGTGCCACCAGCTGATTTATCAAATGATGTTGAAATTAATTCTATTTGTGTAATATCAGCAGCGCCTAGGGAAGATGATAGTCCGCCTATAGCGACCAAAACTTCTTCGTCTGCTGAGGTATTGTCGTTTCCAGATGCACTTGATCCTGCTTCCCTTACCCAACCTTTTGTATTAGCAAAGACTTCTTTTTTCTCTGCTGTGGTTAGGTTCTTAGGTTTGCTTTCATCAGCGTCTGTTGCTCCCCATAGTCCCATTTTGTTTCTCCTTATTAATAAGTTTAAGTTATATAACTTTAACTATTTATAACCTAACTTCTTTAAGTCAGATATTACTTGATTTGCCGACTTATATAAGATAGGTATACCTTTATTTTGTTTCCATTCTTTAGTATTCTTAGGAAAGTCATCAATCAATATGTTGCCGTTCGCATAGACTTTTTTCTCTGTTCTACGAACTAAATGTATTCTACTTGCGTCTGTAAGTTTAGTATTTCTTTGTAACCACAACTGTTTACCTTTGATACTGTTCTTATCAAAAGGTGTGTAAGCAGATAGAATATGTGGATTGAATTTCTTGATATAGAACCAAAGTTTTTGACCATCTTTAGTCCATGGTAGTGTTGGCCAAAACATAGGATAGTTATGTATTGGATCCCACTTGTATTGTGTATTAGGTGCCTTAGACCAATCATTAACATCAGAAAAACCTGCTGTCTGCATTGGTCCAGGCATACTTGGATCTTTAGACTTGAGTTTAAACATGTTCTCTATGCCTTTGCGAAAGTCACAAAGAACGCCGTCCATATCACAGTATATAGTAGGGAGACTATCTGCTTCTTGGACTAGTGTTATTCCTCGAATAGTCTCCGCCAAAGCGGAGTATTTCATATTACTTTTTTGCTTTTCTCATAGCAGCAAAGTCTTTACCATCAATATCGCCGTCTTTGTCTTTATCTAATTTCTTTTGACCGCCTACTAATTTTTCGTCAGTCTTTTCTTTACCTTTTTCTTTTGCCTTAATTGCTTTTTGTAAAGCAGGTGGTAACTTCTTTTGACCAGCAGTTAACTCATCTACTTTTGCTTCAGGTGTGTAGAACATATCTGTAATTGTATCTACTAAAGATTTGATTTTACCTTGTTGTGCTTTTGCAATCTCTTTGTTTAAATCTTCACCATGTATTTTAACAGGTGTGTCTTCGCCCTTAGCATCATTTTTATTTTTCTTTCTCATATCTTTGCCAGAATTTTCATCATCTTTATGGCCAGGTTTATGAGTTGCTTTCATCATCTTGCCTTCTTTAGCAAGTTGTTCTTTTTCTTTTTGTGCCGTTACAGCAACACTATCCATAACTTCAGGTTTACCACCTTGTTGTTCGTTTTGTCTATTAGTGATATCTGATATCACAGATGCTAGAGATCCTTTCTTTGGTTCCCCAAAGTATGTTGGATTCCAACCTACAGTTTTCTTACTCATTTTATTCTCCCTAAAATTTTATTTTACCACGTTTTTGCGTGATTTTTAATTTATATCTTACCATGTCCACAACTTCTGGTGGCATGAAATAATTTAACATGTTAGCAATAGAGTCTTTTTCTTGTCTACTACCTCTCATCATCTTTTCAATTCTGTCAATCACTTTAGGATCAACTTCTTTAAATTTGCCTTTTTTAACTTCACTTAACTCTTGGTTATCATCAGCAAATAATTCTACATAAGGTAAAAAATCTTCTGGCAATTGTTTCCATTTCATTCCATGATACATGACTAATGCCGCCTTTGCACCTGTAGTTAAAACAGGTATGTCTGCTTTTACTAGTTTCAATAAGTTTGCCTTTGGAAATCTTTTCATCATGCCACGCAACTTCTTAAACTTTTCAGGATTGATACCAGTCTCTTTACCTTTGAGTGGCATATACTCTTTTCTTAGTCTTTCGATTTGTTTATCAGTAAATTCCTCTAAATCAGTTTCGTCACTAATATCTTTTTCTAATTCTTTTGCTTGTGCCTTGTGTAAACCACTTGCTTTCTTTAGACCTTTAACTACTTTCTTTATAGTAGGTTCGTCTTCTTTATCTAAATCCTCAGATTTTTGAATGTCTGCCATTTGTTTTTTCAATATAGCAACTTTCTTAATCTTGTCTATTTGTTTTTTAGCCTGATCAATAGGGTCTTGTGTTTCACCCTCTTGTTCTTTTTTGACCTTGTTCATTTCTGCCAAGATACTTGCCATTGATTGATTATATTTCATAGTTTCTCTCCGTTGTACTATTTATACTAATTGTCAACTTTAGCGCCTGCACGCCATTGATAACACGACCAGTATCTTGCTTTTGTTTTAGGTCCTGGGTTGTCACAATTATGTCTCGCTCTAAACGAAGCACGTCTACCAGGATCATCTCTTTTGATAGATAAACCTGTTGTATCACCAAATGATACTTTCTTTACCTTATCACCGTCTTTTACATAAACATAAAACTTCTTTGACCCACCACGAATAGGGTCATTTAAATTTACTTTTTTACCTTGAAACTCTGCCTCAGTAATCTCTAAGTCTGAGTATAAGTCATTTTCTTCACAAAACTTATCTATTTGTTCTACTTCTTTTCTAGTTTTCATTACTTACTACCCCTAACTTTTGCGGCAAGATCAGAATCCGCTTTACCCCATGTGCCACTTGATTTAGTAACAAAAGAGTTAACTCTAGCCATCGCCCATTGTTGTTGAGAAGCACCTGGTCTATGACCACCACGCCATGCTGCCATGCCTCTATTATATACTTTCATTAATATACCGTAAGGCATACCTGATTTCTTTGCTTTGTTTCTAACACCTGTGTTTTCACTTACAACATCATCTATCATTTCAGAAACAGTTTTATCTAAATGCACTCTATAGTCTGCACCATAATGGTCTCTCCATTTGTTAATAGTTTCTTCACTCTCTGACCATGACTTTATATCTGCAATCTCTTTAACTTCTTCTTCACCATACATCTTATCAAACTTCTTTGTAAATTTAGATGGTTTAGTTTTTGCGTCATCATCACCAGGATGTTCTCCCGATTTAGGATATGCGTCTGGATCATCATGATGTTTTTTACCAAATCTTGCAAAAGATGTATTTCTTGATTTCTTATCTTTCTTAGATAATGTTTTATAATATTTTTTAGGTTGCGTACCAGGTTTTGCTTTTACATCTGGATCTTGTGCAATTTTCTTTTCATTAATATCTAAATCTAACTCAGTTTCTTCTTTTTTAACTTTTACATCATTACCATGTTTCTTGCGTAGTTTATGCCAAGCCGATCTAGCTTCACTCTCACTCTTATGTCTAGATACTTCTTTACCTTTAAGAGTTATAACAATATCACCTTTCTTTTCATTAATTTCTTCTTCAAAAGAAGAAAAAGATTTTAATTGATTAGCATTCTTTTGTAATACTAATTTCTTTTTATCAACATCTTCAACTTGTATCTCACTATCAATATTATTAGCAGGTGTGATTTCGTTCAACCATGCTTTCTCAACCCCACCATCTTCCATTTCATACTGAACATAGTTTGGTCCTCTTTTGATAATCTTACCTACATTACCATTGTTATTGTTTTCAATAATGTCGCCCATATTAAATAAATCATTGTTATGATAATTTTCTCGTATTGTTCTCAAATTTTCATCCTCGGGTGCCATATCTTCATTCACTCCCATACCTTTTTTTAAGTCTTTAAATAATTTCATAGCATCTTTCTCCTTAGTGCCTGATATCAGTCCTTGTTTGAAACTTGTAAAGTCGTTAACAGAAGCAAAACCTCTCATCTTACTCGCACTCATTCCTGTAGCACCAGTAGCGTCTGGATCTCTTTCTCCTGCACTTACAACATTTACAGTATCAAAGTTATAATCTGTACCGTTATATTTTTTAATTAGTCTTTTAAATTCTGCAACTCTATCACTACCTGCAACCATATACACATCTGTGTATTTCTTATCAAATCTATTTTTCAATATTTCCATAAATGTACGTTCATTGCCTGTTGCGGTTCTAATGTCAATACCTCGTGGATATACTTTCTTCAAGTAATCTACTTTTTGTTTTGCTGTCAAAGGATTTTTATTTTTGTCCTGACTTGCACTTACATATAGCACAGGTAAACCTTTTACTCTTTTTGCTATAGTAATAATTCTTTCAATGAGTTTTTGATGACCAATAGTAGGAGGGTTTAGTCTGCCAAAAGCAAACACCACAGGTTGTTTTCTACCTACTTTACTTCTTAATAACTCATTAAACTTTTTCATTTATATTTGTCACTTTTCTTTTTTTCACCATCAGCTCTAGGTATTAAACCTTTTGCTTTCAAGTGTGCTTTATCTGTAAACCCAGCCTTACCTGCTTTATATCTTTTCATTGCGTCAGCAGTATTAGGTGCGTTTTCAGCAAACTCTCTAAAACTTTCTTTTATCTTTGCGTCTTTAATAGGCACACAGTTAGGTACTTGTTTACCATTTTTCGTTTTCATACCTACTTGTTTGAAACCTGTCCAACATGCTTCAGTAATAGGATCATAAAAATCTTCTTCGCTCATTTTGTTCTCCTTTGTAATATCTCTATCTCTAAGTCTTGGT